GAAATCTGATTGGAAGTTTGAGTTATTAAAGCTAATGAAACTTTTCAGCTCTTCACTGAATCCCGACACTACTTCTAGGTAAGAAGTATACTTCTGGATAAACTCATATGAGTTAGCATAACTCGCTTCAACTAATTGAGGAAAGATTGTCTTAGTAGATGTATTCATTATATGTACTCTCCTTTGAATCCGATATCTTTGTAGTCGTACACTTTAACTGCTACGATATCATTCATATACTTATTGTCTCTTATTATATGACGGACACTTACAATGAAGTATATACCTAGCATCTTATCGTCGATAGAACTTGCCGGTGCATCATCATTGCGATCAATACCTATAAACCGACAAGCTTGTCTGTATGTCGCACCTTCAATGGAAAAGTTAATACAGCTATTCATTAGAATAGCATTCTTAAGCACATTGCTACGACCTACACCCAAACGCTGCTCGGGCGAATAATTGGATGTAGAATATACATTGCGTGTATTTTTCTGTTCTTTCCGCGTTAGGTTACCGTACAGATTTGAAATGGGCTTACCTTTATCCCCCTTCAAATTCTTGACATAATTGTCTTGGAATATTGTTTGAACAGAATCAAACGTGTTATCCTTTGCATCTATGCTAAACGATTTACCACTGTATGAATAACTATGAACTAATGAGGATGTGATTGCGTTCTGATTTGCAGCCGCTGGTGGTATATAGTTAAACTGAGATATGATACCACTGCGGGGTATATAAGAGGCTACACTGGGGGTTCTCTTTATAACTACATTAAGCACTTTAGATCCACCCCCACCCTTGAATCCCTGCAGCAGGAAATTCTCTAAAAATAAACTACCACCAGCATCATTCTGTTGACGGTATGCATTTTTGAAAAACTTAGATAGTGAGACAAGCGACCATCTTTTGGGATATCGCTCGATTCGCAATATACATCTATCATTGTTATTATCCTTCGTAGATACATGCTTAGATAATAGATAATTCAAACAATCATCACCGGAGTATGAACTCGGCGCCGAGAAGAATATCTTAGTACCACCCTCATCAAAGTCAGCAAATGATACTCCAAATCCGTCTGTACTGGGAAACACTTCACGTAACAACTCCCGTATAGCTATTCCAGTGTTCAAGCTGCGGGTGTCATCGTCAGATGATATAGATAAGTTTGAATATGTACCGGTTGAGAACCCACCATTCGTCTCACTCAGGATCTGTTTATATAGATCATGGAAAAAAATCTTACGCTTCTTTTGACCTTCCTCTACATACTCCTCCACGTTATAGATAACAAAATCAAAGTCCAGTGAGATTAATTCTTTTACTTTCCCCTCATTTTCGTTTATATTCTTCCCTGGAGTTAATTTCGGAGTGAACTTAAATCGGAAAATATCTCTCCCCTCACCTCTAAAAAGAAATGACGGTCCGCCCTCATCAGCCACGCGCTCCAATAGATCCATTCTATTGTCCAGCACTGCATACCCCTGATGGTAATAGTTATTGATATTATCCTCTATAACTAAATCTAGAATTGCAGCTGGTCTAAGTATGAAAAATCTGCTCTCGGGGTTTATCAGATATGCTTCAAAATCATACTCCATGTCCTCCAGAACCATTCTAGAGAACCTACTACCAGCCGCTTCAGATTTGCCAAAACTATTCATTGCAGTTGTTCGCTTACCTCACTGAGCACTATTCTGATATACTCGGGTTTTAATATTCGAATTTTACCATCAGCTGGCTTCTCAGTAGGGTTTTGTATTTTATTAGTCAACAGTATTAACCACCATAATTCAGTTGTATTGTATGCATTATAGCTAACGGTAGTCCATGGCATAGCATCGGGTACTATGGTCTCATAGAAGTATGAATCATCTAACTGAGCAGCAAAGTCTATTTTCTTGGTTATGTTGAAAAAGAATTGATTATTTTTCGTCTTATAAACTTTGAATATATTCTCGTACCGGAATTCACCTAATCCCGGTAGTTCATTGACGTTGTTTTGATAGGATCCCAGATCTGTCATAATTTGTTAATGTTGCCTCAGAATGGTTTGAGACGCGGTAGATTTAATCCACCAGTTCCACGAGCCGGCCGGTCCGGGACTTCAGACCTATCGTACACTCTAATAATATCACTATCTACTACCGATGAATACATAAAGTTCTTAGAGTCTGCTACTAAGTTAGTGATCGTAAGGTTCACCTGGTATGCTTCAGGTATCACCGCAGTAAATACAAAGTCTTTACCGGCGTTACCACCAATACTATCACCTGGTATTTCCAGCTTCATTAATCTTCTAGACCCTCTCATTTGTACACCGATACTACTCAAGAAAGAGAGTGGCATGTATCTCATACCTGGTATTCTGCATTCGTACAGCGGAGGTATATCTACTAAGTTTTTGTTAATTCTCTCGTGGCGATTGTTATATAGTATAAGAAATATCAACTGCCAGTTTCTTATCACATCTTCATACGTGGCACTACCGGTGTTAATAAGAGGGAATGCTACATTTACAGCGTCCCCGGTCTGAGCAAAATTATAAAATTGAGCCTTCTCTTGATAGGACCCTGTATCAAAAAATGTAGATACCGCACCACCCAGAGCGCCGAAGCCTTCAGCTAAATCCGTTACACCCTTCAAGAAGAAAGCACCAGCGCCGTTACCCCCCGCCGCACCCCATGAATTACTCAAAGCCCCGGCATCATTTTGAAAGAAGGGTAATCTAAAATTCCAACCTGTTGGTTCAGTGATGTATAATCCCTTATAGGATTTCATCCAGTCTTGGACTAGGAAGTTAGGATCATCCCCAGCTACTTCATCGAACTTCTGAGCCAACTCCTTTACCAACTCAGAATTTCCAATTTTTTTCCCGGTTTCCGATGCTGATAATTTTACCTTTCCCAGTAGCTCAGAGAATCCCTTGACGAGTGAATTTTCCTTCACATCTTCTTTAAGAGCTGCTACTTCACCTTGTGTAGCCCCCAAACCAACCGTACGACCAATCGTTTCGCCAGTCTTCACCCCAAAATCTACACCTGACTTCACATTCTTAATCAGATCTTTAATACCTTCAAGGCCAGCACCACCGGAATATATCATCTGCGCTATATAACTATTAGTTTTAACACGTCTTTCTTTGAGGTATATAGAAGGGACTTCATCTCGACCAGCACCAGATTTATCTCTTTTCTTGGAGTGTGTCCAATAAAAATCATTTACTACGTCAACGGCTGCAGTAAAATTAGGAGTAGTGCCCACGGAAGTCTCAGTCCCTACAGGCACGAGAATGGGTACTGTTCTTTGGGTGTCCTTATTTTTAGCAAATTGCCACAGCTTATCCGCCATATACTATATATTTAAGCGGCTACAGTATTTCTAAAATTCGTAGACATTGACCCGGGGTTTAGGTTTACCTTACTGTTATTATTGTTATTGACCATAACATTAGGTTGGATTTGGGTGATATTTTCAGCAATACGACTTAACCATTCTATTTGAGCCCGCTGCATATTCACCAAAGATTCTAAACTCGACACAGTATCTTCTTGGAGTTTAATAGACTTCCCAAATAAACCATCAAGAGGCCCATCTTTTTTAAACCCGATTAGCGTGTCTTTGCTATTTATAATAGTTGTACCTTCAGGTCTGCTGATGAAATCGTCGGCCTTCTTAGGTGTCTCACCCTCTGGTGGTGGAGTGGCGGCTTTAGCCTTGGCAGCTTTCTTCGCCCTCGACTCCGCGGTCAACGCCATGTTCTGCGCGGTTGTAGCTGCATCTATCTCCGCTTGTGATTTTTCCTCTTCACCGAGCAATTTGCCGGCGAAGGGTATCTTACGTATGAGGTTCATGACCATCCTGGGAATATCTTTAAACCAAGCCATAATTTTCACGAAAAAATCAGAAAGAGAATCAACCGCTTTATTTATAGTGCCCAAATCAAAGAACCCAAATGTTAAGAACTTCAATAATCCACCAGCGAGCCCCTTCAATACACTTGTAAAGCTTAAACCTTCATCCTTAATAGATTGGAAAATCTCACCGAAAATATCAAACGCAGCCATTAAGATGGTCAACGGTAAGAATAGTTTACCGATAATCTTACCTAGTATTTTTATACCCGGCAATAGCTTACTAATTATCCCACCTACTTTCCCGAACATCTTAAACAGAAAACCAATCGCACTCCCGATCCCTTTAAAAACCTTTACACCTATGCCTACACCTGCTCTCACCCCACCGATGACGGCGCGGAATACTTTGCTTATACCGCTAAAAAGTTTAGCAAACATTCCGCCAATTTTACCAGACTTGACGCGTCTGAAAACTTTCAGGATACTCTTACCGATACCGCTAAAGAATCGACGCACTTTATAATACACCCCCAATATTTTACGGCCTAATTTACTCTTCTTTAGAGTATTGAATATACGGCTTTTGAGGCCTTTAAAGAAAGCCTTAACACCGTTTATCATACGGCGTATGAAATTGCCCTTACCTAACCCTTTTAGAAAGCGGCCGATGCCCTTTATAACACGCCAGACGAACCCGAATCCCTTCTTGAATATCTTCCACGCTGCTTCCAAGAACGGCAAAATCTTCTCCTTGAAGAATAGTATTGCGCCCAAGATAACGCCGCCTAAAATGGTTAGAAGCATCGTAAGCCAACCGCCACTTTTTGATTCTGGCTCTTTTTTCTTTTCCTCGCGATGAAAATACTTCTTAAATAGATCATCCCAGAATTTTCTTACAGGGGCACTATAATCTTCTATTATTACACTAGTAGATTTTTTAACTATCTCTCTGGGTTTGTCTTTTTTATCACCAGAACCTTTTTTATCACTAGGGCCTTTAGTGGAAGCAATTAAATTAGACCAGAAATTCTTATCATCGGATGAATCCTTTTTATCGCCTTTATCACCTTTATCACCTTTATCGCTTTTACTGCCAGCGATGATAGCAAGCGCTTGAGTTATAAATGTAGAAGGCTTAATTTTATCGCCCTTATCACCCTTTGCCTGCATTTCTTCGATAAGGTCACTATACTGCTTTATAGAGGCTGCATCCATTAATAATATTTAATGGATGTGAACGAGACTAGGCAGTGAAGAACGTCGGATCCATCTCAATATCTATATATACACCGTCTTTCTTAAAGAATTCGGTCTCTTTACTCTTAACATCATTTATATAGTCTACCACCATATTATACACCTTAGCGGGCAGTGACTCCATAAGCTGATATCGCTGATGCATGTTATAATCATCCAGGTTTGCAGTGAATCCTAGGTTAACACTCTCAACTTTTTCTATATACTTCGCAACTTCAAGTATAAATAGATCGCCAAGAGCTGAAGTTGCGCTGTTCTTTGCTTCAATTCGTTTTATGATTTCCGTATTGTATACACTGTCTTTGGCTAGTGACGGTATCTTGCAATACACATTAAACTCGGGTGTCTTGATGACCCGCGACTTTAAGTCATCACCCATAGGTATCTTATTGCCTGATAAGATGTTAAGATCATACACGGTTGATTCGGTTGTATAATTGCTCGCTAACCCATTACATCTCATCAGTGTAATAATGAAGCTTCTATCTGATACAATATATTCTTTCTTTTCAAGAGAGTTGTCTTGTATGATCTGGTTCAATGCTTCGAGGAAACGGACACCACTGGTGTTTTTCTCGATAGCAGTTTTAATTATATCCTTCTGCTGCTTCGCGGTGAGCGGTTTGAACAACACCTCTTTATTCTCTGATGGAATAAAGATAGATACAATATTGCCATCTGTGATGCTTTTAATCGAATCTAGGATTTTATTGAATTCATTGGTAGCCATATGGGAACATTTATCTGAAATTATTTATAAGTCAACATTCGATTGTGGCATTTTACCCGCATTCTTCTTGTTATCGGCTTCGATATAAGATATTAACATATCAACTTCGACCGGTGGTAGATTTTGGATAAATTCAGACGATAACTTCGTATAGTTGCAAATGATTACATTCTTCTGTAGGCACATATAAAGATTAGTCTTGAAACACATCTTTATAAAGTCTAATAAAATATCATACTTAAGACTCAGTACAACGTCATCGAAATGAGGTAATTTAATTTGTTGCAGCTGACCTTCAATGTTTTCAGAATACGCCGTTATCTTGGAAACCACATCTGCAGCTAAGTACTGGAACAAATCACCCTTTTCATCTGAGTTCAAAATTCGTTCTTTTCCATTAGTTGTCGTGGAATATAAAAAGTCTTCTACATCGTACGATGAAATATTGCTAGGTGTTTTTATAGTTACGGATACATCATTATTCAACTTAATTATACAATCAGGGATATTAATATTAGAAATTTTCTGCAGCATTTCGTGTAGGTTTATACTTACTTTTGTATTCTCAAAAGACATTTCAATCTTAGGTCCTACAGAAATAATCCGCATAAACAATAATGCAATTATTCGATCTATGTAGGTCAACGTTGCGGACGTTTTAACATGGGTTTTTAGAATATCATCTAGCGCTGCGCATATGTGTTCGTTTACATCATTTTGTATAAACTTATTCAACTCGTAGTATTCGGCGAAACTGAGTTGACTCACTCGACCCTGTTCCTTTAGCTCAGGTAGGTATATGCTACTGAAGAACTTCATTCATTTACTATTTAGATGTATACAACCTAAATTCACTAAATAATAGCATATGGCAGACGAACCAAAAAAAACTGGGTTTATAGACGGTTTATTAGCTGCCCTCGATGGCTTCGCAATGGACGATAGCGCATTTGAGACGGGTGATGCGCCTGAAATAAATACTCAATTGGACGACGCACCGGATACCGGTGATGATGATGGTACAGTTACGGATGAAAGTATAGATTTGGGTGGTGATGAATCGGATGAAGATGAACCATTCGATGACAGTGTGGACCTAGGTAGTGACGGTGATGATGATTAAAAGAATCCAGCGACATTCAACCCAGGATCACCGCTCTTACGTAGAGCAGAAATGCCCGGTAATTGACCTTTTGATATTCTATTAATTATAGACGTCAGCGGCAAGTACATATTATTCTCTACCGTATAATGAGAGAATGACCATTTAGTCTGGAAGTAGTTTCTGCCTGACACAAATCCCTCGGAATCATACCCAGCTGATTCGTCCGGAACACTAAAGGGAGCACAGTTGTGAAACGTCCATATCTTTCGGGGTATCATCGATACCTTCTGAAATGTTCGAGTATACTGAAGTAGTGTTATATTTGTTTTAACATTCTTAATTTTCTCTTTGGGGTCCTTACTATTGCGAGCCACAAAACCATAGTGAGAGCCTGCTATGACCCACGGCCTAATAAGAAAGTCCACGAATGAAGTATTCGTTTCTAGGAAGTCTATTGTTAATACATCCGGATAGGTACGCCCGTTTGCAATGGGTGCGGGTGTAAATCCGCGGTTATTTTCTATGTTAACTGATTCAACACCGAAGCTATCACCAGGAAAACTGGCGCCCTGGGCAAATAGACAGCCAGTAATTTTCTGTAAAGGGTAAGACTTTAATATTTTTACGGCCTGGTCTATATTAAACGCCTTTTTACTACCACCGATTCGTTCAAGATTTTGCATAACTGCCGTGTTAATGCATTTAGGAAATTCTTCAATAAGTAATATCCACTGTGTGGTTAGTGGAATAGAGGTAAACCAAGACTCCATTTGAGTGAGGAAATAATCACGTGCACTGACAATCGGTATACCTGGAATATTAAATCCGAACAAATTAGATACTTGGGGGGCAAATAGAGGATTCTCACCAGTAGTGATCTTTTTAATATTATCACCGATTGATGAAAATGCGCTTGTGAACGGATCATTCATATGAGTATTTAACAATAAAACCCTACTAGAGTGACCTAGTAGGGTTTTAAGTTTAGGTTAGATGTATGTATTACTTCCTTCTCCAGTAATGATACGAAAGAGTAGCTTCGAAGTCTATAGTAGCGCCCGTGCCGTCAGACATGCTGTATGCGAGAGGACCACAGGTTACGCAGCTCACCCCGACTAACTGATACTGAGCTATCTTGTTATTCTGGTTATCTAACTGCACCAAATCAATAGTGGATGTCGCTCGCGGCGTGAAGTAGTTACCGGAACTACTGGCGTCATCGAATATATCACGGGTCCACTGTTCAAATTTCTGGCGGATTTTCGACTTAGCATCCGAATAAAACTTGAGCGAATATGCCTCACTACCAGGATATGTTGCAACACCAGGTATGTTAAATTTTAACCCCATGTAAGGAACCGATACGGGAGTTATTGCCCGAGCGGGTAGTGCAGCTGCCCGCGCATATACTAAATCATCCTCATCGAATGAGGCAGATGTTGTTCCGCCAGTCTCAATGCTGAGAATGCGGAAATTGATATCGCGAGCGAAGTCGCGATTGACAGCTACTCTGTAAAAGTCATTGATTAATTGTTTGACGTCAGCCATGTAAATATTTATCGTTAGCAGTCGAATTTCTTCTCAATACCTAAGATGTTTCGAATAAAAAAGGCGCCATATAATATATGGCGCCTTTATGTTAGTTAAATTTAACCTACGATCTCTTGGAAGTTAACACCGGTTCTGGTTGCATAGAAGTTAGCTAATATGAACTCAGCAGTCCTAACTGGCTTGATGTATATGTCTACAATCAGTGTGTTGTCATCAATTACTGACGGCGTGTTGTTTCTCTCGTCGCATATGATCAAGTAATCATAAACACCTTGAGTGTTTTTGGCATTATCAAAGATCGGCGTAAGAGTATTAACTACCTGAGTGCGAGTTAATAGTGTGTTAGGTTCGAATACGAAGAACTTAAGTGTATCTCTCGTAGCCTTCTCTAGTGACAAGAACAACCGGCGAACGTTGACGCGATCAAACGCGCTGGGTTTCTTGAGTAGCGTCTTCTGACCATATATCACGAAACCTTCTGATGGGAAGAACGCTACAGGATTGATTGAATTCTTATACAACTGATCCCGTTGAGTCTGTCTAGGATAGTACGCAATATCAAGCACATCCCGTATGATACCACGCGTGAACCCAGCAGGCGCATACCAGGGCTGGAAGTCATTATCGGTATTACCCATCGCAGCTGCAGCGTAACCAGAGAACGGCACCCACACCTGACGACCTGAAGTTACATCACTTATTTTAACGCAAGTGCCGAACACAGTTGCATAACTGGTGTTATAGCTGCTGTAAAGGTTTTGTAGAGGCGTCAACACATGCTGAGCGAAGTTCTTGTTCGGGTCGTCAATCGTCTTAAGTGTGTTGCTCTGCACTAGAATTGGGATCAGCGGATCTGCAATTACTAAACAATCTTTTCTCGCTGGATTCTCTGCGAGGCTGACGAATGTATTGAGAACGGCGCGATAGTTACCGACAACTGTCGGTACTGACTGCAAATTAGTGGAAGATAACCCACCCATGTCAGTGTAGATAAAATCATCAAATACACCGGAGAGCGTTGAGTTTTCCATCGCACAGGAATACACAGTACCTAAACCAGCCTCGATTGCGATATCAAATGGATATATGTCCGAGTTATAGAATCTTTCAAAGATTCTCTGCAGCTTAGCCGGCACGTTGCCTACATGTTTGGTAGACAGGTCAACTGCTTGATACGCACCTACAGGATTTAACCCATCCGATGTGGATATGGCTGTGTTGAGATGGGTGAAGGTGTCATCAGCGGAGAACCCAATTACCGTCATTCTATTAGCAGCATTGGCCGCCGACGTTGCAGGGAGAGTGGTACCGTACAGGTTACCTGCTGTTAGTGCCGGATTGTTTACACGAATTTTGACTAACGGGTTACCGTCGTCACCTGCATAACCGTTACCAACCGAATAACGTGATAAGAAGGGGTTAACCTTCACTGCAATATTGGTGCTTGCATTGCTGATGATATCTTCGATGAAGAACGAAGTAGCAGGACCACCGTTGGAGTTATTGATCAGGCGGTGTGAATCAAAGGAACCAACATAGCTTTCGACTAGTGTCGGGGCAAGTTGTATTACATTGCCGGCGAACACGGACTGGCGAAGCTTAAACACACCAATCATTATAGTGTCATCAAAATCTCTAGTGCCTGAGTTAATTGTAAATGAAGGGATATTCTCCATTATCTGAGACACTGAATCATCAGGACCGCTTGCGACTGAACCCGTTAGGGAGTAGTTCGTCGTGTCGATACGAGCTGTGGGCAATACGAGATAGTTACCAGCACTAACGTAAGCTGCTGATGTATTAAGAGTTAATACCTTTGTGATATTCTCATAGTCGGTCGTATCGTTAATGTTAGTGTTATCAATGATACCAACATAGAGACCCTCAAAAGCCTGGTTTACTGACGTTTGAGACTGGTTAATTATAATAAACGCTGCATTGCCTAATGTACTAATGGCACTAGTCAATGTACCCGATGTGCTATTGGCGAAAGTGAATAGTGTGCCATTTAAAAATTTCGTATAATCGTCTTGATTTAGAGTATAGTGCGCAGGCGCGCCCAATACATATACACCAGAGGATAAGCTATATGTGCACGCGTTGCACATGACGCCGAGGGTGACATATTTAGCGGGATACGCTAGGAGACCCACGTTATCAGATACCGCGCCGCCGGAGCCAGAACCGTAAGGCAGCCGGGTCACGAGGATATCAGCCGGACTTTGGAAGGTGGCTTTTACGGAATTATAGAAATATCTCTCAGCAGCATTGGTGGGAATACCATATATCTGCTCAAATTCGGAGAGGCTTGAGACCCGCACAGCATCCTCAACCGGACCACGCGGGGAAAACCCCGGAATGTATATGGTTGTGGATGCGTTAACTACTGGTCGTAAAGATAAATCTATCTCGCCGATTTGGACACCTGGAGATTCAATTTTGCGTTTATTAGCCATAACTAAAAATATTTAATAGTTATGGCCGACCTTTTTACAAAATTACTATAAACTATTTACTTCTTCGACCAATTTACAGAAAAATTGACCGAAAGAAAACTCAACCGATGTTTCGGCTTCAGTGGCATCCCTATTACTCAGCGTAATGCCGCCTAATTTAACGGGAAATGCATAGGTATACTTAAATTCCACAGTCCGTTTATCATATTCATCGAGAGCAAATATGGATATGTCTGCTGCGTATTTTTTAATTATCTTATCCGAAGTGTATTTGTTCTCACCGCCTATATTGCTAGCGTCATATGAGCTGCTATGATCATCATTTAAAATGTCTAGCCATTTATATATAAACCAATAATTGTTAAATCGATTATCTATAGTAAAATTAACGGTGAGATTGGAGTATGGCTCTCTAACGTGGGTGGATATCTTCATTGACTGACCACCATATCGTTGAGTTACCGACGGGACGGTAACTTCAGGCACAACCGCGCCCCAAACTGAAAAGGTAAATGAATCGGGTAACACGGTGGCATTGGTTCGGTCATACTTCGCCACAATTTCCCTCAAGGTTGCAGGTATCGGTACAACCATAATAAATCTATCCTTACGGAATTTATTTAAAGGTGATTGAATGTGTGGCATATTATCTATTTATTCATGAAGGTCCATCCCTGCTCAGTTAACATGCTCACTTCATCTATATCGTTGTAGCCGCCAGGGTTTATTATTATAGGCAAAGGCGCATCACTACTACCGTCTTTTATGTTTACCATAAATTTCGTCGGGTCTACTACTGATCTTAAGCCATAATCCAACAACTTCAATTTCAGCGGCCGCCGGTTATCATCATGCTCTGTCACTTCAAAGTATCTATCGACCACTTCAGACTCTAATACGATTAAAGCCCACACAAGACTCATTACTCGATCATCATGGACATCAGACCCCGCTGCCGCGGCCCAAGTACCATTGGGGTAACGTATGAAGGTTTTCAACTCCAACAAAGTTTGCTTGTCGTGAATCTTGACAGCATTCATCTCGTTTAGAAAATACCGCATATTCATAACACCTTTATACTTGGTATTGGTGTGAGACAATATACCTAATCTATTATAGACAGACCCCGCAATTTTAGGGCCATATGTAACTAAATTTTCATAGTTATGCGCAGATCTCAATTGATCTACCACTTGGCCGCCACAATTATTTCTTTCTATACAAGCATGCAATGATCCCCAATGCTGAAATATTTCTAGGCATTTGGATGTAAATTGAACTGGGTTTATAGTTCTATTGTGATATATTGCCACTTGTTCGATATTCCTCAAATCCGTTATATCAAATATCTGGATGACGCTAGCATCTTCACCTACCCCCTCACTAATATCTACACCGGCTACGTATATCCTATCTGTTTTCGGTGTATCCCAAAGCAGATAATGACCATCATCAAAGACGAAAGCGGGTTCGCGTACTTCAGCTTTCAATTTTTCATATAGTGATTCATTAACCGCGCTCTCACCATTTTGTACGAAATGATTTCCGAATTCTTGATCAAAAAACTCCTTACTTCCTAATGATTTGATAGTTTTATTTTTCCAATCATCATCTCGTCCAGGCACTTCCCACCAATCAACCCGTTCATGAACCCAACCGTTTTCATTCTTAGTAGCACCGGAATAAAGATCGTGAAATAAATTCCCCGTTCCATTAGGAGTAGATGCAATAAAGATTTTAGATTTTTTGGATGACGAAATAATAGGGTAAACCGATTTCCAGAAATCCATAGCCATACCATTATCGATAAATGCTAGCTCATCTAGAATCAAAACGTTACACGAATCACCACGACCTGCATCACTGCTGGTAGTAGAAATACCAATACTACTACCATTACCCAATGTCATGGATGTTATACCATATTCAACCGTGCCCGGTTTAAGATAGTTGGGTAATTGTTCATAGGCTAACCGGACTCGTTTAAATATATTTTTAGCAGTTGTCTCTTTGTTGGCTACAATTAAGATACGTTGATCTTCAAAGAAACAAGCGATCCACAAAGCGTAAATTGTCATCAAAGTTGTTTTTCCTGACTGGCGACTAGATAACATTATCACAAAACGACTATCGCGGAGTGTGCGTAAAATTCTCTTCTGATAGCCGTGAAGCCCAATCTTCATCTTACCCTTGTCAAGATTTACAATATAGAAGAAATTCTCTGCAAAATAGAGAATATTTTTCCTGCACTTATCTATATCAATCACCCATTCAGGATTTGCCGAATAGTCATAAATCGAGTCAGGAGTCGGAAGTTTGCTATTTCCGAGATAGAATTGGTTTTCTTTAGCAGTCATCGGCGTAAATACTTAAGATGAATAGAACGAGATCATTATTTAATATCGGCAATGTATACGGCAAGATGCTTGGCGAAGTCATAGTCGAAAAGGCTACAAGTAAGCTTCCTGGCGGTACATTTCCACTGGCCAAAGACAAGAAGCTGACAGCGGCTAAAGTCAATAAGAATGCATTTATTAAGAAATCTGGCCCCGCAGATGCCGATGGTGTTCAACCTATAATAGACCCTAAGACGACTAAAAAGGGTAATTTCTATGAACCGGAAAAATATTCAGTAAATTTAGAAAAAAATAAGGCGGACAATATAAATAATTACATGAGCAAAAGCTTTGATGATTTATTTAAACAGGTTATTAACGACCGTGTACGCCTCAACGAAAACGACGACGAATACGAGGAAGTCGCTGACGACATGGGCGGCGAAGCGATGGACGGCGAAGCGACCGCTGACCTTCCTGAAGGCGAAGATGAGTTAACGCCCAGAGAGAAGGTCATGAAGGCGATAGAGATGCTCCAGGGTGTGCTCGACTCTCTCCCAGAGGACGACACCGAGGGTGGCGATATGGGCGAAGAGATGGGCGACATGGGCGAGGGTGACGAGGCTGAGGAGGATATGGGTGAGGAGATGGGTGAAGGCACCGACATCAAAGAGATTAAAGACGAGGCTGGCAAGGGCCTCACTAAGGGTAGCAACAAGGTTGGCGGCGTTGCCACCACGTTAGCTAAGAGCGGTAAGGCCAATTCCAAGTTCACTGATAAGGTAGGAGCCGATGGCGACTTAGGTACGCCATTAGTTAATCAGAAGAAGGCCAGTGAGTTAACGAAGGGTAGCAAGGTTGCAGGTTCTTCGCTGAAGCCCGGTCAGGTTCTTTTCCAGTAACATATAATATATTCATTAAAACCCCTAGTCGATAATTCGACTAGGGGTTTTTTGTTAAATAATTAAGTGATTTCTTTTAAAGAATACTTCACCAAAAAAAGACATATGCATCCTATAGGCAGAGATGTATCATCACATTCTAAGCATCCCGGCCGATTCGTGCCACATATGCACAGAACTAAGATGGAAAATATCAAATTGATGAAGATCAAAAAGGGCACGTCGAGGAGAGAAATCTTAAACAAATCGGATATACGTCAGCTTAAGGCAGTGTACAAGTTCGCCTTAAATGCAAAAAAAGAAGTAAAGCTAGGTAATACTGGCATTACTATAAAATGGCATAAAGGCAATTTCTTCTTGATGAGATAATATGTCTGACTATTTCTACGTGGGTAACCCGACACCTAAGTTTTATCCGTTATCATCTACCGATAATGAGTGTTTCAGATTCACGAATAAAAACAATAATGCGTGTGAAAGGGATACCTATAGTAACTACTGGAGAGAGCAGCTTAACTTGTACGGCCAACAAGTTAGTTATTACGTAAACAATACGACTCTAACCGGAGCCGATATGTTGTATGGTGAGCAACCGGCTCAACAGTATTCATCACCAGTTCAAATAGTGGTGGG